TACTCAAGTATATTTTGTGCAGCAATTTCATAATCTGATTCAAAAGAATTTTCAACATCTAATTGAATTCTCTGTAATTCCTTTTCAATAAAAGGATCATTTACAGGTTCCTTTGAATTCATCAATATGTCAACTATAGCGTTTTGAAGATATTTCTGAAGAAATTGTGATATTTCAGAATCAATCTTCAATTGTTTATCTCTCTGAATTTTAGAAACTGTTTCATCATCTTTACATGTAACTTGCATATCAGGTTCTAATTCCAGATATTCTCCAACTAAAACATCAATGTGTTTCTTCATAAGTGGAGTAAATGTAATTGATGTTGGAACTCCGATTCCAAAATTTGTCTCTAAGTATTTAAATTGGTCCGCATCACGAATTCCATGATAATAGTTATATGCTTTTCTCAATGCCGTTTTATCATAGACCAATTCGGTTATACATTGATTTATTTTCTCAATTTCTTTTTCTTTATTCATCGTCCCAATCAGTTTCTTCAAAAACAATCGGTTCTCTTGTTATCTTATAATAACGAACCAACTCATATCTGTTCTTTTTGAACTCTTTACGAATAAATTCTTTAAATTCATCTTCAGTACCTTCATAAGAAAATACTAAAGGTGTATATCATCTATCCAAGTATAAACGAAGTTCATAAACAGTATCATTTAATGATTTACAAGCAGGATCCCCACATACTCGTTCAGAATAGAATACATTAACCTTTAGTTTTCCTATATAACATCCATCTATGGTTTCGTTAATTATACATAAAACCTCTTGTTCTAATTTTGTCATTATATTAATTTTTTATTTGGAATTACTCCATAATGGAGAATACCTCTACTGTCTTTATAATATCCAATATCTTGTCAAGTTTTGTTAGTAACTGCTGGTTTCATTGGAGTTATTCCAGTAAGTGCCTCATCACCTATTTCACAGCAAGACATTGCTGCAATTATATCGAATTTACGTTTATTTTCATAGGTGTATTTAAGAAGTTCTTCAAGCATTTCTGGATAATCAATTGTGTAATAATAATCGGATAAAAATGCACTTATTAATTCCAATCCGTGTTTAATTACAGCTTCTGTACTTGGTACTCCAATTAATCGTTTAGTTGGCTTTTTCTTTGCTCTAACAGAAATTGCATATTCTGGCCGACTCATCAATAAACTATCTTTCTTACGATCTTTCAAGAATTGTTGAAATGTAATTTTAGTAAATTCCAGCATCGCTTGACAATTATATCAGGTGAGCAATTTAAGAGCGATCATATAAGCGATACGAATATCACGAGGTCTGTCTTTGTATACCGCAACGTATTTAGGTTCTTTATCTCCAAATACACGTCTTTTAATTACAATACAGAAATCAGATACATCATTATCTTCAGCAGAATTATCTGAACCCATGTCAATTGAGTCTATACCGGCTACGTATAAGTTGTTTCAGACATTTCCGTTAGGATCTTTCAAAGGCTCTTCAACAATTAATAACTTTGAATTAGCAGAATCATATGCATTTACTTTTGAATATTGTGGAGAATCTTTATCTCATTCAAGTGCTACATGACGTACCTTTTCACCCATATTGTGAATCTTAAGATTAACCATTTGTTGAGATATTAATTCTGCATCAAATACATTCGCACCTGTTTTAGCAAGAGCTTCTTCTGGAACAAAACAGTGTTCAGCACATTCATCAAGATATTTTTGTCCAGTTAATGATTTTCTATATTCTTCGTAATATTTTTTAAACTCAATATGATTTGTTACACCACGAGAGTCTAAATACTTTGATACAAGTGCAAATTTATGTGATGGAAGAAAGAAAGCGGTTAATTCTGGTTTTCCATCATAAGTGTCATAATTTTTAAATGGAAGAACTTTAAAAGATTTTGGATTTTTAAACGCATCTGCCAATCCACCAAGATTCATGTCATCACCACCAGTTCCAAGTCCTATTTTTGTACCGAAGTGTTGACCACCAAGTTCTACAAGAGAGTCACCTTGAATTCAAGATGCAGATAGGATTGGATTAGAACCTGCTTCTTCATAGATTAAACGGTCTGTACGATCACCTCTAATCTTACCAGGTTTATCAGCAACGATTGTATGAATTTCACTCATTCATCCTGATTCAGTACCATCCCTACTTACTTTAGAGGCTCTTTTTGTATCATCATTATTAATTTTCTGTCTAACGTGTCTTAAACCCCCACTTGTATTAGTGTTTAATCAGTCTAATTGATATCAACACTTACGTTTCAAAGATGTTAACTTAGTATCATCAAATGCTGTAAGTACTACACGATATGCTGGTTTTGTTGTATAAGGTCTAACAGATGTTGCAGCAGTCATTTCCGACCAGCCCACACCTCTACCCTTCAAAGCAACAGCATTTAAACGAAGTATTTCAGCCATTTCCAAATAATGGAACCATTCGTATTGCTTTGATAGAAACTTTGGAAATGAATAATAACGACCAGCACCAGAAATAGCGTTTTCATCAACAACTTCCATTCTATAATAGTTCAAATAATAATAATTATCCCCAGTTATTCTATATTTTCCAACAGTATAACCATTATTCATTCTTTCTACTTCCCGATTTCATAAATCATGTCACGGTTTAGTACCTTCTGGAAAACTTGTGTATTTATTATTGTTTGAATTATAAATATTGGCCATTTCACAAAATGGAGTTGGATCAAAATCCAATCCTTTCTCCATTGTAATTGGACGATAACCAGTTAATTCATAAGATAGTTCTGGATCAAAGTATTTAATTTCCTCTGTTATTGGAACATCCCATTCCTCTCCAGGTCTTTCATGATGAACAAAAGGGCCTGTATATTCTTCAACAATTGTTGGATTTTCAAGTTTTTGTTTTAATTGTGCATCTTCTTCAAAAAGTTCTCTTATTAACTCCTCTTCATAAGTTCGGTCAAACTTTGGTAAAGCTTTCTTTTTCTTTTCTTCTTTAATATCATCTTTCGTCTTTACCAATTTTTTACGTTTACCTGTAACTTTATCAATAGCCATATTAGTCCATATTAATCTAACATACCAAGAGCAACATCTCCTCTAACTGCAGTAGCTGCTTCTTGATTTGTTTTATGTAATTGCTCTAATGTTTGCAATTCAGTTCTTATTTTACTTATACTTGTTAAATCACCAATAACATCTTTTGGTTTATAAATTGGTTTTCCATCTGCATCAACCTCACTAAAATCAATACTATCCAAATGCACACGCATTTTATAAATTGTATGATATGCAGTTTTAATTAAAGATAGGATTGGATCAGCTTCTTGCATTTCTTGATATTTGTGATATGCATTTAAGAAGTCTTCATCTTTTAAATCTTTTTCATCCAATCCACTATCAGCCAATGCAGCTTCATGTTTATCTTTCTCAAGATATTTAAAATAAGGACTTTTAAAATCAAGAACCAAATAAATGTAAGTGAATTCCTTATAGGCGCGAATTCGCTTTTCACCTTTCTTATCTTCCTTACATTTATTTCTTTCTGGTTCTCATAGTTTTGCGAATTCCTTTACTAATAATATGCTATAATCGTCTATTCGAAGAGAGTTTGTTGCATTATCGAATATAAAGATTTGCATAAATTATATTATTTTTTAACGTCGTACATTGGAGGTACTAATCTTTGAGCATTAGATAATCTCTGAGGTATATTCTTTTTCATATGATTAAAATAGAAATCTTCCCAAGAATAATCTTTTGTATTTGGTGTATATATGTCTATTCACCTAATCCATTTGGCGTCTGGTACAGTACTAGTTGTCTTTATCGTGTTTGATCCGTTTGGATTATAATGTCTGACAATCTTACTATCCAAAACACCTCCTGGAATAGTTAATCTATAAGTTCTTCCAAATTCTGGATTTATTGTTAAATCTTCTCAATATTGACCTCTATTATTTGAATTTGTTCTTTCGTTTCCAGTAGTAATACCACCTCACTGTGCTTTTTCAACTTTTCCACCATTTTCTTTAGTGGTTGGTCTACTTCCAGAAACACCTTCTAATTCACGATTTACTCTTGCTTCAAATTCTGCAGAATTTCTTCTATTCCCATTAGCATCTTGATAAGTAGTATCAAGTCTTTCTGTAGGAACATCTGGATTAAATCAGTTAGAAATTCTTCTAACAACACGTCTTGGAGTTCCATATTCTCCAGGAATCACTAAGATTTGTTCTAAATTATTTCCCCCAAAGCCTCACGTTCTTCCTCCAAAAGTGTAAGGCCTATAATTTTGTGCTAAACCGTTTGGAGTATCAATTCAAGTACCAGTGTTATTAAAATAATCTGATGGCTGGTAACTACCTCTTGTATAAGGCATTGTTTTTCCGTCTTGATGTTTCTCTACTGGTTTTTCACAACCACATCCAGCAACTCCACCTCTACCATGTTTACAAATAAAATCTTGAATTTTACTACCATGTTTTGCAGATGGTACAGATTGTGATTCTTTTTGGAATTGTTCCATTAACTGTTGAACTTGTTTCTGACCTTCTGGAGTTTTAGACATTCCATCTAATGCCTGTACAATAGCATCTGGTTGCATTCCCTGAAATTCTTTTACTCTTTTAGGAAGCCAATCTATAAATGCAGCAAGCATTTGTTGTTGCTGTTCGTTTAATTGTCCACCTTGTTGATATTTTAAAGGATTTTTAAACATTTTAATCTACTTTTATTAAGTCCTTTGTATTAAACACAGCTTCCTGAAGATCTCCGCTAGCATTAAACCAACGGCATTTAATTCCAAGAAATGCTTGTTCAACATCTCCTTCTTTAGTACGTATATTACGACTAACTTTCTCTGTCACGAACATCGTCGGAACAAAATCTATATCATGTCTTACTTTCACCAAATCTCCAGGTGCAAAGTATAAATAATTTTCTTTAATTTCCATTTTCATTATTCTTTCTAACAATTCTACATATGATGCGTGTTTCAGATACCATAATTCAGCCTTTCTTTCTAAACGGAAGTTTCAATTCCTCAAATGCTGTGAAGAAGATATCATCTCCAACTTGAACATTTTTGCAATCAGGTCCGACTTCTAATACTTTCGCGCATCTGACCAATTCATTATTCTTTTCAATTTCACCTGTTTCATTGGATTTATAAGTTTTTGAACTTTCAATTCCAACGATTAAACCAGATTCAGTTGTTTCTATATATCGATAAGGATTTCTTACATAAGGTTCTGCAAGTATATTAGCATTTACTGGTATAATTTGAGCATCACCCATATAAACATCCTCAATATTATTTTCAATT